GAAGGGCGCCGGCCGTAGCCTCTTCAGCTTTCTTGCGTCGGTCCGTCTCTTCGCGTAGCCGGAAGGACGGCACCTGTTCGATCTTGTCTGGCGTCTTCTCGTTGGTGGTTTCGTCGTCGGCCATGGTTAGCTTTCCTCTCGCGCTGTGTCGCCGCGCGCCGCGTTGGTGAGAATCGAAGCGACACGGTCAACGGTCAGCAACCGCTCCACCGCGTCTTCGTCGCTGGTGATTTCTGGATGTAGCCGCCGCAGCGCTTCGATCTGACTGATGAGCCCAAGCTGTAGCTCGGCCGTTATCGTGTCGATCTTCGCCTTGCGCTCTTGCTCTGTTTCCCCAACGCCGTGGTACTGAATCGAATAGTCCCGCGGGTTTTCGGGTAGCGCGGCCGAGCTGTATGCGTTGGCCAGCCGGGCTGCTTTGCTTAGCAGCTCCTGATCGCCCATGCGTAGCGACGGCTCGAGCGCTCTCTGTTTGCGGCGCTGGCCTTCGCGGCTAACCACAATCGCGTATCCAGATTGGGCGCTCGTCACTTGTAAGTCGCTCGGGTTTAGGCCGGCGTAGGTAGCCAAGCCCTGCTCATAGGTCTTGAGCGCCTCGGCCGCGGATCGTGGTTCCATCGCCGCGGAAAACTGCGACAGCGTGCCACCGGTTGCGCCGGTGCTCGTAAACTTCAGGATTGATTTGCGATCGGTGGGGATCACCTCGACGGGTACGCCGCTAACGTTTTTGGTTATGCCCGCCTGGGATCCCACATCGAGCGCGTATCGCTGCGGATGTGCACAGCTATTAAAGCCGTCCGTCCAATGGGACCACAGACTACAGAGCCGAAGCGTACCGCGCACCAGTTCGACGCCGCGGCGCCATGCCCACAGAGAAGAGCCCACGCGCTGGTGGTAGAGCACATAGGGCAAGACCGGCGATCCGCTGGTGTCCCGGTATGGATACGATCCCGCCAGCTCTGGCGAAAACTGGGCCGTGGCATCTCGGCGGACGCCACGATCGTCCACCACATCGATCCGATAGATGGGGGCGGCCGGATCGGAGATGTCCCAAACATCCCACGTCCACGCCGTGGTGCCATCGGGCAACATCCGCGGCCGTACCTCTTCGACGCGTACGGGTTGATCGGGCTGTTGTGGATCGGCGGTCAAGACCACAGTGTCGGGCGGTACCGTTCGATAGGTCGCCTCGGTGGCTCCATCCCAATAGGCCCAGTCAACGCGTACCAGCGTCTCGTTTAGCGCCGTCACATACAGCCCGGTCTGTGCTTGCTGGGGCCATAGTCGCGGCGTGACGATAGGCGACAGATCCGCGTCTTCGGACAGGCGCACATCGGGCGCCACGCTGTAGGCCGTGTTGAGCTGCTGACTGACCAATAAAAACGTGTTGCGGCTTAGGTCTGGAGATATCTCGAGGTCAACCGCGATTTCCAGCGCGAACATGGATCGTATATCGTCGCGCACATCGTCTTCATGCGCGCCCTCTAGGATACGGATCCGTTGGGCCTGATCGCTCCATCGCTTGCGATCGTCCTCGTCTGCCGGTTGTATTTGCGGTGGGATAGTTGCCACGTTGCGCCCCTAAGAGATGATAAGCCGGCCGGGTTGCCCCGCCTGTAGAGCCGGAGACAAATAGACCTCGCTAATATAGCCCATGCTATCGAATGGGTCCTTTAGGTCGTCGTTAGCCCCGCGCCAGTGTCGGAGACTGTGAATCAACCGCGGACAACGGCGGTGTACCCGCAGCCGCCCATCCACGCAAGCGTTAGAGATTAGCCGTACCCGCGCGTTGACAGAGCCGCGCCGCTTGTGCGGGATCGATATGCGGAACGGTGGGCGGCTTGATCCCACCAGCTCGGAAAAAGCACGCATATAGATCTCATTGAGGCTGAAGCCCAAGCCGAGCCGGCCGGCGCTGTTGCTGTCTCCGCGTGCCTCGCTAATCTCATATGGCGACACGCCCCAACGCTTAGCCATGGCGATCACCGCCGCAGCTTCTTCGCGTGGTGTGCTCTGCTCGGTGTTGCTGTACTCATCCAAGACCCACACCGTCAGACCGTCCCATGCGATGAGATGACAGATCGACTTGCCGGGGCGCTCGCCGTGGTCCCAGCCCAGGCCGATAGCCTCGACGTTGACCGGCGCCTGTTCGTCTTCAAATAGGTTGCCCTCGGTGAACCCAGACACCCAACGGTCAGCGGTCAGCCCGTCCCACTCGGACAGGATCCGCTGTCGGTACTCCCAGGGGCTACACTCGGCGCGTTGCGCTTCGACGTCTTCGGCCGTCCGGTGTGGTGCGTTTTCATGCGTCAGCTCGACGTGCCACACGTCCCAGCCGGCCTCGGGTTCCACGCTTTCCTCTTGGCTGCCGTCCAACAGGTTGCGCAGGTATTCCACCGGCCGCCCAATCGGCGTAGCTGTAATCCAGACGGGGCCCATGTCCATCGCCAGGCGCGCCCGTAGGCCGTGGAAGTGTTGCTGCTTCGGTGGCTCGTCGATCCATGCCCACTGAATCCGGGCGCCTTCGAGCGCCAGCGTCGTCTGCTCGCAACCCTTGCCCACCATGAACCCGCCGCCGTGGGTCTCGTTGACCTTCAGGATCTTTAGGCCTCGGTACAGGTAGCCCACACCATCGACGTGTTTACAGACAGGATCGAGCACGTCGGGCGGCTCCAGCTCGTGTAGTGCTTTAGAAACAGTGCGCCACCCCGTGATCAAGTCAGGCGACAGTAGCCAGCCCTCGGATCCGGGCGCCGGTGTTTCTCGGTATGGGTGTCTGCCAAGCAAGTGATACCAGGCCTCGGCAGCGCCGGCGTAAGACTTGCCCACCTTGTTTCCGGCGATCAGGGCGCGCTTGCGGCTGGTGCTCTGGTGGAAGGTGCGCTGTGGTGGTGACATCCCGCCGCGGCTACCCGGCTCGTCGTGTGTGTATTGCAGTAGACGATCGGCCTTATAGGCCTCGACCACCGACGCGATCCGATCGAGAGCTGTGCGTAGCTCCATCAATCCCCCATCGCCTGCTTAAGATAGGACGGCGGTAACGCCTTGAGCGCGTCGATTAGCCCAGTATCGCCCGGTGCGGTGCCCAGCTCGATAGACGCGGTGGCGGCTTCGTCGCCCAAGTTGGCGCGCAAGGACAGTACATCCGGCACCTTGTCGAGCAGAACCGCCAGAGCCTGCGCCGCGTCTTTGGATACCTTCGGGTCCAGCTCATAGGGCACACCCTGATCATCTATGGCGGCGGCACACCGCAACAGGCGGATAGCGGCCGTCCGCATTAGCTGGCGCGCCTCGTCATCCATCAGTGCATAGGTGGGGGCCGCCTCAGCCGGCGGAAGGATTACAAGGTCGCCAGCCGGGTTGCCCGCTTGGCGGATGATCCGATCGGTCTTCGCGGCCTTGCGAACCTTTGCCTCGTCTTTGCGGATCTGGTGGATGGTCACCCCATAGTCATTGGCGAGCTGTTCGCGCTGGTCGGCGTCCAGCTTCGCGGTAGCCGCAGGTGTGCCCATAGCGGCGGCCACGGCTTCGCGTCTCGCGGCTATCTCGGTGTTGCTAAAGCGGCGTCCAGCCATGGAACCTCAAGCCCATTGTAGCCCGCCGCGCGGCGGGGCGGTGGTGAGACGGCGGTACGCTTCTCTACGCGCGAGAAACGATCGCAAAAGTACACAGACTATTTTCTATCGACAATTTGGTTGATATATCAACATCCGCTTAGCAAGTAGTGTCCCACCCTGCCATTCGCTCCTTTAACAACGCGCGCGTGCGAGTGTCTCGCCTGTTCCGTTAGTACAGTACTTGGTGGGTAAATCTGCCAAGCTTTAAAAAGTCTGGCATTTTTTTGCGTTCTTTCTCGCGCGTAAGAAGTGGAACAGCGCGCGCGTTGCGCCATTGGGACACATCCGCTACTCTTGGGACACATCGCCGGCGCAGCGGCTACGACCATTGGGCCCGGCCCAGCTTTGGGGATCTGCGATGAACCAAGGCGGGCCGAGGCCCCCTTCCTATGGACCGCCCGTGACCGCTGACTACACGCTGCCGATCGTATTTCTTGAAACCCTATACGCCGATGTCGGTGGGTACATTGAAACCCGCTTCATTGTTGATCGGACGACAGGAGAGCCCAGGGAGCCGGGAGACATGAAAGGCCGCCGGGCATGGGCCGGCGTTGCAGAGCTGGCGGCGAAGTTGCCCGCCATCACCGCGTGGGCAAAGCAGGCCCGGTGTGCTGTCTTCTTTGGTGTGCTGCCCCGCAAGACCGCCGAGGGGACAAGCGCGGCCGATGTGGACGAGGGTAGCGCGCTATGGGCTGATATCGATTGGAAAGACTTCGACAACGAGCAAGCAGGCCGGGCGGCGTTTGCCGGCCTGGAGTACCCGCCCTCGATTGTGGTCCGCTCTGCCCACGGAGTGCACCTGTACTGGCTCTTGAGTGAGCCCAACGAACCCGAGGCCCTCTCGGACCTCTCACGCCGTCTGGCGGCCATGTTGGGCGCTGACGCCTGCCACGACGCCGCACGGCTTCTGCGGCTGCCAGGTAGCTACAATTGTAAGGACGCCAACGATCCGATCCTCGTGGAAATAGAGGAGCTACACCCCGAGCGGCGCTACCACGCCGGGGATCTGGACGTTTGGATCCCGGTGCTGGCCCGCCCGCGGATCAAGCTGGCCGGTGCTGTTGATCTGACGGTGCCCGCCCATCTGACAGAGAGGGCCCGAGCGATCCTCGAGGCCAATCAACAGGTGCGATCCCACTGGCGCGGGGAAGGTAAGAGCAAGGGCGACACGTCCAGCTCGGGATACGACTGGACCACAGCCTACGACGTCCTAAAGGCCGGTGGTGGGCCAGAAGACGCCGCCAGCGCCGTTGCAAGCCGCCCAGACGGCTCCGCGCTGTCTAAGGGAACCAGACACATCGAGCGAACCGTAGGACGCGCTGTAGCGGCTCTGGAGCAATACCGAGCCGATCAGGACGCCCAGGTAGCCGTACGGAACACCACCGAACGAGTAGCCCGGCAAGCGCTGAAAGAATCAGACAAAGACGACAAGAGAGAAGCCGAGCTGGACGCGGCATGGCGCCCAAACTCGGTAGCCATCTATCGAACTGATCCTCCGCGGTACGTGTTCACATCTGGGGATCGGGTCTTCGAGGTCACCACCTCCCATTTGGCCCAACGCCACCAGATGCGGCGCCGACTGATGGAGGTGCTACTGCGGATCGTACAGCTCCCCACCACCAAATGGGGGGCATACGACGCCTGGGTAAACGAGCTGTTGGAAGGGGCGAAGGTATACGAACAACCGCCAGAGGCGTCCCGATACGGCGGCATCCATGAAGAGTTAGCCGAACGGCTCGGGGCTCTGCGGACCGGTGACTGTGCCGCGGATCTGGCGCGGGGCTGTGCTGTAGAGGTAGACGGCCGGCGTGCGGTGCGGCTGTCTCCATTGCTGCGCTCGCTTCGACAATCCGATACCGAGATCACCCGGCCCGAATTGGCCCAGCATCTATCCCGAGCGGGATGGGAGTCGCGGAAGGTGCGGCTCGAAGGGGAGCAGGTGCGGGTCTGGTTGAGCCCACGCGGGGAAGTAGTGGCACCCAAGGGCCCCGAGCCCGTCATGGCGCCCGAGGATTGGAGCGCCGCGCCCCCCACGGCGTAACTATTTCCCTCGA